GGGCGGCTACTTCATGCGGCGGCTTCGTGTGAGCGGCGAGCGCTACGCCGAGGAGCCGGAGAAGAACCAGTATTCGCACATTTGCGAGGCGGGCGAGAACGCCTTCCTTGGCGGCGGCGAGGGTAGGGCGGTGACGATGGGCAACGTCGCGACCACGCCGGTGCAGGCATGGAATCGGCGCAAGACGATGCGCAGGGTGTCGTGAAGGAGGTCCCCGCCTTCGGCGTCGAGCCCCGGCGCTGGACCGTCGTCTTTCATCGCAAGGCCGAGAACCGGTTTTTCGACCTGATCGCGATGGGGCACTTCAAGCACTGCTCGGCGTTCGCATGGCTGCCCGAACTAGAGATATGGGTGTTCTACGACGTCGGCTTCCGTCTGACACGGCTGACCCACATCGCCGACGGCCAGTTCGCGCGCGCCACGATCGGGAATTTGTGCCAGGGCAATGCGACGGTGACGATCGAGGCACGGCATGACGGCCTGCCGTGGATCCGCTGGGGGCTGTTCTGCACCACGGCGGTGGCGCATCTGGTTGGTATCAGGTGCGTTTCCCCCCGTCCTGACGCGCTCTACCACAGGCTCATCGCCCTTGGTGGAGACTTGCGTGACGATGAGCCCAGCCGAACCGCCCCCGGTCGCCGTCGATCCGAACCTCGCCGCCCAGCAGGCGGCGGCGCAGAACGAGATGATCAAGAACCTGCAGGTGCAATCGCAGAGTGATACCGCATCGATCATGGCGCGCTACGGAACGCGCCTCGCCATGTCCGGTGGCACGGGCGCCGCCACCGCGCCGCTGGTCACGCCGTCCTCGCCCTCGCCGCAGTTCGCCAGGGGCACGTTCTGATGGCCCTCGCCAACGCGCTCTCCACCATGACGCAGGAGGCCAAGAGCCAGGCGGCCGCCGATCGCCTCGCAGCCGCGAGGCACTGGAAGGCGCGATGGGAGATGGATTTTCGCGAGTGCTATTTCTTCGCCTCGCCGCATCGCCAGCGCATCATGAACTCGGCGTCGTCCTCGACCGTCAACCGCATTCTCGATGCCGGTGAATTGAACACCGACGAAGCGTTCATTCTTTGCGGCGACTTCGTCACCGAGGTCGTCAACGCCTTCATGCCGGAGGCCAAGCCGTGGTGCGAGATGGGCCGCGGCATGGATGTGCCGCAGGCGGCGTGGGACAAGGTCAAGGACAAGGTCAAGGTCAACGAAACCGCGATCTTCGACGCGATGCGGGCCTCTAACCTCTATTCGGAAGTGGCGAAGGGCTTCTATCCCGACCTGTCGATCGGCACGGTGGGGCTGTGGATCCAGCGCCCGCACCCGGCCTCGCCCATCATCAACTCCGCGGTACCACTACGGGAGATCGAGATCAATCTCGGCCCATACGGCGACATCGATGACCGCTTCGTGGTCCGCTACACCCGCAACTGCTACGTCCGCGAGCTGGTCGGCGAGGAGATCTGGGCCAAGATCAGCGACGAGCTCAAGAAGGAAATGGACTCGGACGCCAAGGGTCAGACCCAGGTGGTGTGGGGCTATTGGCGGATCTGGGAGGATCGCTCCGACGAGGTCTGGCAACACGTCGTCATGGTCGGCAAGACCGGCAACAATCTGGTGCACGATGTCGAGCTGCGCGGCGAGGGCTGCTGCCCGCTGTGGATTGGCCGCTTCAACCCAACCCCCGATGCGCCCTGGGGCCACGGTCCCTTGATCATGGGGTTGCCCAGCCTGCGCCAGATCGACGAGGCCGAGATCATGATCCAGGAAAATGCCGAACTGGCGATGCGGCCGCCGACGACCTATCCCTCGAATTCGTTCTCGCAGGTCGACCAGGGATTCGAAAGCGGATTCGCCTATCCGATCCAGCCCGGCGAAGAGGTCGCGATCAAGAAGATCTACGACGCGCCGGCGCCGAACTCGGAGAATTTCGCCTACTCCGAGAAGGTGAAGAAGCTGCGCAAGCTGTTCTATGTCGATTTGCCGGAGCAGACCGGCGACACCCCGCCGACGCTCGGCCAATGGCTGGACGAGATGGCGCGCGCGCAACGCCGCATCGGCACGCCGGGCATGCCGTTCTGGCGCGACCTCAGCCAGATTTTCATCCGCTACAAATACCTGCTGGAGAAATCCAAGGCGATCGAGCCGATCACGGTCGATGGCCGCCAGGTCGCGATGTTGCCGCGCAATCCGGCGCAAGCCTCGGCTCAGACGCAGGAACTGGCGGAAGCCGCGCGCACCGCGCAAATCTGCGCTGGTACGTTCCCCGAGGGCTGGAAGATGAATATCGACGATCGCGCCACCATCAAGAACTGGATCGAGAAGTCGCGCACCGGTGCCGTGCTCGAGATGCGGCCGATCGGGCAGGTCGCCGAGGCCACCAAGCAGATTGCCGCGCTCGCCGGAGCCCGCCATGTCGGAGATCCCGGCGAAGCCACCCCGGGGCCGGCGGCATGACACATCCCTTGCCCGACAAACTGTTGCTAGAGGCGATCGACCGCATCGCGCGCACCCCGGATGGCCGCCTCGCCTACCTCTACCTGCAGCGCCGCATGATGGAGGTCACCAGCCTGAATGACCCCTGTGCGTTGAGCGCTGACAACGGCGAGCGCAGGTTCGCCGCCAGATTGCTCGGCCTCATGGCAAAAGGGATCCTCGAAAGTGGCGGACGAACCAGTAGCGGCGACGGCACCGGCGGCACCGAGCAGCCCATTGTCAGCCCCCCCGGCCAGCCCGTCGACGCCCGCGGCACCCGCGGCGCCGGCCGCCGCATCACCGAGCGAACCATCGTCCCCGGCTGGAACGACCGCGACATCGACACCCCCGACGAAACCTGACTGGCTGCCCTCGGATGAATTCTGGGATGCCGAGAAGAGCGAGGTCCGTGGTGCCGACCTCGGCAAGAAGTTCAACGAGATGGCGACGTGGAAGGCCGCGGAGGATGTCCGCAAGGGCGCCCTGCCGCAGACCCCGGACGCCTACAAGGTCGAGCTGCCCGCCGATTTCAAGGCGCCGCCCGGTGTCGACTTCAAGCTCGACGCCGCCAATCCCGCCTTCGGCCAGCTCAGGTCTGTCGCCCACAAGCACGGCCTGACCCAAGACGCGGTCAACGAGCTGATCGGCGTCTACGCCAGCGACAAGCTCGGCAGCGATGCACAGATCGCCACGGCGCGCACCGCCGAGATCGCCAAGCTCGGAGCGGCCGGACCGCAGCGCGTCGATGCGATCAACCGTTTCATGGACGCCTCCGGGCTCGGAGTTCTCAAGTCCGGCGTGTTCACCGCCGCCCAGGTCGAGGCCTGGGAGAGCCACATCACCAAGCTAACCACGCAGGGCGGCGCCAGCTTCTCGCAGCAGCACCGCACCGCGCCGGATACCACGGCGATTCCCGGCTACGACAAGATGAGTTTCGAGCAGCGCCGCCTGGCGCAGGACCAACTCGCCGCCACCCGGCGCAGAGCTTAAGACGGAGGACGCCTAGATGGTTTCGCTCACGACTACGATCTCGACGCCCACCAACTTTGTCGAATACGCGAAGTCGATCGACGAGAACGATCCGACCCGCACCTTCGTCGAGAACATGATCGAGACCTCCGACGTGATGCGGGCTATCCCGATCCTGCCCGCCGAGCGGGGAAAACGCGCGTACATGGACATCGCGTCGCTGCCGACCGTCGGGTTCCGCGGGTTCAACGAGGCGGCCAACCAGGGCCTCGGCTCGTTCAACCTGCGCGAGGAAGATACGTTCTTCATCGATGACTACATCTACGCCGACCGCGCCATGCTCGATCGTCTCGGCCCCGAGGGCAAGTACAAGCAGGAGAAGCTCAAGAGCGTAGCCCTCGGCCAGTTCTTCAGCCAGAACGTCATCAAGTCGGACAACTCGAGCAATCCCCGCACCCCGAACGGCATCCAGGTGCGATGCCTCGACACCACGGCGATCACCGGCAACCTGATCAACAATTCGGCCGCGGCCGGCGGCGCCGCGCTGTCGCTCGCCAATCTCGACCAGCTCTACTGGCGGGTGAACAAGCCGACCCACTGGATCATGCCCAGGGGCATGATGCCGCAATGGGACACCGCGGCGCGCAACAACACGCTGGTCAACCAGACCGTGGCCTATGCCGAGGACGACGTTGGCCGGCGCATCATCAAGTTCAAGGGCCTGCCGATCCTGTTCGGCTACGAGCCCGACGACTCGCCCGACCTGTTGCCGTTCACCGAGGTGGCATCTGGCGGCGGCGGCGCGGTCACCGCATCGATCTACTGCGTGTCGTTCCGGCCCGGCGGGTTCTACGCCATCGAGCAGACCCCGCTGTCCGTGATGGCGGAAGGCCCCGTGCCCGGCATGCCCTTCGACTCCACGCACATCAAGTGGGATTACGGCTTCGCGCGGGAGCACCCGAAGGCCATCGCCCGCCTGACCTCCGTCACCAATGCCGCGATCGTGGCGTAAGGAGCTGATCCCATGGCCTTGACCGCAAACGCAATTCCCTCCCAGGTTACGACGTTCCCGTGCCCGTGGGATGCCCAGCTCGCATTCACCGATACCCAGACGCTGGCTGCAACCGGGTACCTGAACAACCTGAACTCCGGGCAGATCGACCTCGGCGGCGCCAAGCCGGTTGCCGCGGCCGGCCGCACCGATTTCATCTGGAACCTGGACATCACCGCGATCGACGTGTCATCCGGCGACGAGACCTATCAGCTCGCACTGCTGGGCTCAAACGACACCTCGTTCGGCAACGGCAACGTCGAACTGCTGGCCTTCCACGATCTCGCCGCCGCTTCCGCCGGCCGCGTCATCGCGACGCTGCTGGGTGTCTCGCCGACCATCCCGCCGACCAATCTTGGCGGCACGCTGATCCAGCTCCCGGCGACCAACCTGATGCAGCGCATCTATTACCGCTTCCTGCGCGCGCGCCTGATCGCCGGTGGCACCACGCCATCGATCACGCTGAGTTCCTGGATCAGCCGCGCCGGCATCGACGTCTGACGGAGATCATGGGATGGCGACGAGCAACGGCGCGTTCACGCTGACGATCAACACCAACGTCGGCTTCGGCGAGACCGGTCGCCCCCATACCGAGAGTATCGCGCTGCGGGACATGCTTCTGCAGGTCGCGCAGGATGTCGGAGCGGGCCGCCCGTCGCGCCACATCTTCGACCGCAACGGAAACGACGTCGGCTCCTATAGCTACGGGTCAGGGACGATCAACGCAGGAAGGTAAGACCATGGCCGGAACGATCACGATCGACACCAACAAGCCGGTGACCGCCTATCACATCGTGACCGGCGCCCAGGTTTTCCCCTACGAGATCGACGCCGTGCACGCGATCGGCAACCATCCGCTGGAGTGGAGCGCCACGCCGTGGACCCGCGAGGACGCCGAGAAGTCCCGCCAGCGCCTGAACGAACGCAACGAGGCCGAGGGCATGGCTCCGATCCCGGCGCCCGCACCACTCTCGCCCGAGGATCAGGCCGCGCTCGACGAGCACAACAAGGCGGTCGCCGAGGCCGCTGCCCGGCTGAAGGCCTATCACGAGCGCAAGGCCAAGGAGAAAGCCGAGGCCGAGCAGGTCGCTGCCGACGAGGCGCTGGTCGCCTCGATCCCGCCGCAGCCCGAGCCGAACCGCCGCCCGCTCAGCCCGGCCCAGATCCGCAAGGCCGCCGCGCAGCTCAGCCCCGAGGAAGAAGCCGCGCGCGCCGAGGCCGACAAGAAGGCCGAGCAGAAAGCCGCCGATGACGAGCGCGCCCGCAAGGCAGCGGCCGACAAGGCCCATGCCGATCAGCTCGCCGCATCCAACGCCAAGATCACCGGTTGAAGTCCCGAGCGCCCAAGACTGAAATGGGGAATTGAGATGCACACGCGGCTGATCGCCCCATTCTTTTTGCCGCTCGCCGCGCTGCTTGCGGCTCCCGCCCAGGCGCAGATGGCGTGCCCCGATCCCTATTCGGCGCGCGGGCCGTGCACTGCGATCCAAGGCAACGCCGCTGGAACGACGGGCGCCGTCGTCGGGACGCTGGCCGCCACAGCCGGCAAGACGACCTACATCTGCGATTTCGACGTTTCAGCGATCGGCGGCACCGCTGCCGTCGGTCCCGTCACGGTTGCCGGCCTGCTCGGCGGCTCCAAGGTCTATCAGCTCACGTCGTCTGCGGCCGGTGTCCTTTTGTCGAAGAAGTTTGATCCATGCTACCCGGCCAGCGCGCAGAACACGGCGATCACGATAACGACCACCGCTGACGGCACGGCCACCGCGGTCGACGTCAACTCGTCGGGGTATCAATACTAGGGTGCGTTGTCCAAGGCTGTCGGTCGCCGCACGGTGACCTCACCAGCATGGAGCACCCGTCATGAGCCGCCGCCTTTCCCTTGCCATAGCCGCACTGCTGCTCGCCGGGACCGCGGAAGCGCAGTCGCCCGCACTGCCATTCACCTATCCCGTCACGGTCGGCGCGGCATCGGCCCAGGTCATCCCGACCAATCCCGCGCGCCGGCGCATCAAGTTCACCAACCCGAACCCGACCGCTCTGGTCGCGGTGTGCCCGACCATCAGCCGCACGGCGACTCCAACCATTACCTGCACGGTCAACGGGGCCGGCTCGACGACGTTGCTGCCCTACCAGTCAGAGACATTTGACGGCGTCGGCGGAACGCCGAAGGTCGATTCCGCATGGAACGCGATCGCCAGCGCGCCGGGCTCGGCCCTCACCATCTACGAGTGGGAATGAACCATGCTGAAGCGCCTCGCCATTGCCGCATGCCTCGCGCTCGCGCCGCACGTAGCCGTCGCTCAGATGGCGGTGATCGCACCGACTCCGACCTCGCCGACCGAGAACAGCGACCGCATCGCCACCACGGCATGGGTCAATAACTTCGTCAATGCCGGCCTGCCGCTGCCCACCGGCAAAATCTGGATCGGATCGGCCGGCAACATCGCGACCGCGCAGACACCCTCCGGCGACTGGACGATCAGCACGGCAGGCGTGGCGACGATGGCCACGGTCAACGCCAACGTCGGTTCCTTCGGCTCGGTGACGCAATGCATTACGCTCACCGTCAACGCCAAGGGCCTGATCACCGCCGCTTCTGCCGCGACCTGCACGCCCGCGGTCGGCAGCGTGACTGGGCTCGGCGCCGGTGTGGCCACAGCGCTCGGCATCAATATCGGCACGGCCGGATCGGTCGTGGTCAATGGCGGCGCGCTGGGCACACCATCATCCGGCGTACTGACGAACGCGACAGGACTGCCGCTCGGCACCGGCGTGACCGGAAACCTCCCGGTTGGCAACCTGAACAGCGGCACCAGCGCATCAGCGACCACGTTCTGGAACGGCGCTGGGATCTGGGCGAGCGCGATCACCAGCGTCACGCCTGGCGCGGGCCTTGTGTCCTCGACGACCGCTAGCTGCTCGCAGACCGCCGTCACGACGTCCGGCACGCTGTCGCTCGGCAGATGCGTCGACGCCCGCACCACCACGACGGAGACCATCGCCGACAGCGCGCGGGGCAAGTTGATCACCTTCTCGAACGTGTCGGCGACCGCGGTCTCGATCGCGCAAGCCGGCGCGGCGTCCGCGTTTCAGGCCGGATGGGTCGTCTTCCTGAAGAACGAAAACACCGGCATCGTCACGATCACGCCGACCACCTCGACAATTGACGGTAGCGCGACGTTCACGATGTCGCGCGGCGATAGCCTTGCACTGATCTCCGATGGAGCAAACTACAAGGTGATGCCGTCGCGCCAGTGCTGCACGCATCTGTCGCAGGTCTACACCGCATCGACGACCTACACCCCACCGCCCGGTGTCTATTTCGTGCGTACCAAGGTGTGGGGCGGCGGCGGGGGCTCCTGCGGCACAGCGGCCTCGGTCGCTGGCGCCGGCGGTGGGGGCGGCGGCTATTCCGAACAGACCGTCGCTGTCGTGCCGGGCTCTGGCGTCACCGTGACCATCGGGGCGGCCGGCACGGCGGGGTCATCGGTAGGGCCGACCGGCGGCGGAACCGGGGGCCAATCGGTGTTTGGTGCGGTGACGGCCAACGGCGGGGTTGGCTCCGCGGCCTGCACGGCAGGAACGAACGGAGGCGCGGGCGGGACGGCCAACGGCACGTTCAACGTGAGCGGCGGCGCCGGTGCGAATAACAACACCGTGAACCTGGGCGCGACGCAATCCGGAGGTCAGGGTGGGGCTTCGTTCGGGACACCCCTGACGCAGCCGGGGAATGCCGGGAATGCGCCCGGTAGCGGGGCCGGGGGGTCGGTGGTCGGATCGGCAAACGGCTTTGCTGGCGCGATCGGGCGCGTGGTTGTCTACGACTGAGAGGGATAGATGGCAGCCTTCGAATGGCCCTTGGGAAAATTGGAGCTGGTAAATTCCGCGCTGTCGCAGACCGGCGACAGCCTTGTCTCGGTCGCCGATGACGGCTCGGTCGAATGGGGCTGTTGCTCGCCGGCCTACGAGCGCGGGCTCGCCTATGTCACCGAGGCTCATCCCTGGAATTGGGTAACCGACTGGCGGGTGCTGCAGCCGTCTCAGACCGCGCCGCTCGATGACCGCTGGGACTCGGCCTATCTGCTGCCGCCTGATCTGGTCCATGCCATTCAGGTCCGCGTCAACAACGGGCCTTGCGTCTGGGACTTCCTGAACGGCCAACTTGTCGTCAATGCCAAGGGAGGCCCGCCGCCGCCCGCCGTCCCGACCACGCCATTCCAGGTGATGATCAAGGGCATCTTCTCAACCGATAGCGATCCGGTGTTCGCGACGCCGACCGTCATCGTGGTGCTGCAGCTCTTCGTGATGTCCGGCATCTACCGCGGCATGAAGAAGGACGTCGCCGAGGCCAACAACCTCTGGAGTGCCGCGTTCAAGATGCTGGCCGAGGCCAAGGCCCGGCACGACATGCAGCAGCCCAAGCGCAAGATATTCATCTCGCGGATCAACGAATCCCGCCGCCACCGCCGGCCGGGCTCGCCCACGGTGCGTGGTCTGGGAGGTCCCGGCTGGCCGGGGACGTGAGCCATGCCGCGACAGATCCAGGGCTCACAGTTCGATTTCGGATATGGCGAGATCGACACCGACTTGAAGCGCAACGACAAGCACCCCGCGCGCCAGACCGGGCTGCGCCAGATGTCAAACGCGCGCATCCACAATTCCGGGACGATCCAGAACCGGCCGGGCCGCCGCGCGCTGTTCCCGACCGCGGGCGTGCGCATCGAAGAAATCGTGATGGCGCCGGGCAACGTGTTCAAGCTGGTATTCGGCAATAACAGCCTTGTGGTGAAGAGTTCATCGGGGGTCACACTCGCGGCGTTTTCAGCTCAGAACGAGACCCAGGGCGCCGAGGCTCTTCTTCCGTGGACGCCGGCGACGATCAACCAGATCGTTTATGCCGCGCTCGAGCGCATGGTCTATATCACTTTCCCCGGCATGCGCCCGCAGCAACTGCAATGGGATGGTGCGGTATCGTGGAGCCTTGCGGACTATACCGAACTCATCATCGGCAATTCGAAGCGGACGTTTTTCTATCGCTTCCCGGAAGCCGTCAACATCTACATGACGCCGGCCGCACAATCCGGCGCGGGTGTGGCGCTGGTATCGACAGGGCCGTGGTTCGTGCAGGCCCATGTCGGGACGCGGCTGCGCTACATCAACCGGCAGATGTTGATCACCGCGGTGGCCGACAGCACGCACGCCACGGTGACAATCGAGGAATCGTTGCCCGGCACCCAGGTTCTGAACTTCGCCGCCGATCCCACGACCACATTCTCCGTTGGCGACGTGGTGAACGGCGGGTCGTCCGGTTCCAAGGCGCTGATCACCTCGATCAATGCCGGCGCGCATCAGATCTCGCTGCAACTGCTCTCGACCAATGCAACCTTGCTCTACACCGGATATGCCCAGCAGGCGCTGTTCGCCTTCACGGCCGGTGAGATCGTGGTCGGGCCCGGCGGCGGCGTCGCCAACACCGCTGCAGGCGGCATCAACCCTCCCGGTCCAAGCCCGATCTGGGACGAAGAGGTGATGAGCCCCTATCGCGGATATCCCGCGTCATGCTTCGTCGACAATGGCCGGCTCGGCTTCTGCAACTTCGCCTCGGTGCCTCGCGGCATCGGCTGGTCCGCGGTCGGCTCGCCGACCGACCTGTATGTGGGCGGGCCGACCGTTCCGAATGGCGCGATCTTCGAACTCGCGCCCGATAATTCTCAGGTGCTCTATGTGGTACCGGGGCCTGAGAGTTCCGAGTTCGTGATCTGCGACCACAGGATCTACTACATCAAGATTGATGTCGCGAACCCGCTAAAGCCGGGCAGTGTCGGCTTTCAGATCCTGTCCGGCGACGGCGCGGCGCGGGTGCAGCCCAGAGTGTCGCAGGATTTCATCTTCTACGTCAATGCGGGCGGCAACAGTGTGATGGCGATCACCGCGCCTGGCGCCTATTACCGTCCATTCAATACCCGCAACATGTGCGACTTCCACTCGCATCTATTCAGCAATATCGTGGCGCTGGCCGCTCCGAACGCCGATGGCACGTTCAATGAGCGCTACATCTACGCGCTCAACGCCAACGGATCGATGGCATGCGGAAAGTACAACTCCAAGGATGGCCAGATCGCCGATGATATCGGCTGGGGCCCATGGTCCGGGACCGGCGCGGTCAATTGGATTGCCGCGACCAATGCCGACGTGCTGTTCACCACGAACTATTTCGGCACGATGATCTGCGAAATTCTGGACGATACGGTCTACATGGACGGCACCATGCCGGTGAACGCTCCGCCCGTGGCATTTGCGGCGCCGCCCGGTGCCGGACCGCTGTGGTGGATTCCGAACCAGAGCGTGTTCCTCATGGATCAGGTGTCGCGTCCCGTGGGGGTCTATCAGGTCGATGGCCTCGGCAACATCGTCCCGCAGAACAACGGCGGCGAAAACCTTGCCGCTGCGACACTGATGGCGGGGCAGGCATGGACCGGATCGGCCGAGCCGTTTGCACCCGACGCGCCGTCGGGCGCCGATCAGCACCAGCGCATGGAGTTGCGGCAGTACTCCTATTTCGGTGTCTACGTCATCCATTCCACCGGATTCCTGTTCGCTTCGATTTTTTCCGGCAAGCGGACCCGATTCGGGACGGTGCCCGGCACGGTGGCGAATAGCAGGCGCGTTCCGGCCTACAACATGGACGACGACACCGCGCTGCCTCCGATCCAGCGCGAGACTGTTGAGAAGTGGACGCCGGTAGGAAGCTCCTACGATCCACGCGCCGCCATCATCTGGGACACGCCAGGCCCAATTCAGATATTGGAATTTGCAACGGAAGTGAGCATCTGATGGGCACCTCGGGAGGAGGAGGCGGTTCGGCGGCGGGCGGCAACTCGCTGATGTCGATTGGGCTATCGGCCTATTCGACCATCCTGCAGAGCCAGGGCGTTGCGGCAGCCGACGAATTTCAGGCGCAGAAGCTGGAGAGCGCGGCGACCTACGGCGAGCTGAAGGCCGTGCAGACTGGCGGCCAGATGACGCGCCAGCTCAACCAGACGCTCGGCAACATCGATGCTGTCAGGGCCGCAGCCAGGACCGATCCGAACTCGCCGACCGGAATAGCCATCCGCGACGATCAGGAGGCGCAGGGTACGCAGCAGAAGGTCACGACGGTGGACAGCATCCTGGCGCAGGCCACGCAGGACAAGAACGACGCGGCCTATTACAAATCGGCCGCGAGCGATGCGCTGTTCGCCGGCGAGATATCCGCCGCCGCCGGCATCGCCAAGGGCATTGTAGGGTTCGCTCTCCCCGGGGGTGGTTGATGGTTGACCTCCCGTCCGTTCCCGATCGCATCGTCACCTCGACCGCGCCGCAGTCCTCGGTGTCGCGCTCCGACATCATCGGCGGTTCGAACCTGATGGCGAAGGCGATCGGCGACGTGGCCGACGCGCAGATGGAGATCGCGACCCGGCAGGCCAAGGAGCAGGCGGCCGATGATCTGCAGCAGCAGAAGGTCACGCTGAACGCCGACGGCTCGG